GCCACGAACCGCAATCTCTGGTAGACCAAGCTGATTAGCAGCATTTACAACGCTCTTCAGCGTATCACTACTCATGTCAAAACTAACTTCAGATGAAGGAAGTTGTAGATCTTTCTCAGGTGGTGCTGTTACCATTGACGGATCAGTGTATGTATAACTACACTTAGCAGAACCTTGCGCAATCTCAAGCGACTTCTCGCCAAAGTCAATATCGCCATTATCGAATAGACTGTTCAGCCCCAAGAACTGATTTAACTCATAGATAGCAAAAGCAGTTGGGAATGACTCAGCAACCACAGATGATGCTAGGATATTCTTCTGGGGCGATACAGTCCGCAGTAAGTTGCCCTCTTTAAAAACAAGGGATGGGTTAATCGTAGAGAAGTTCTTCAAAACTTCAACAGTGCTTTCACTTAACTTCATTATAAAATTCCTCAATATCATCAATTTCATTTAAACGGTCATGCTCATAAAGAGCAAGAAACCCATAGTGTATAATCTTCATCAAATCTTTTCGATGATCATCAGCAGATCCTTTCTTACCATATCTTCCATTATACTTATCAACATTCCCTAAAAAGAAGCCAATGCCATGGCCACGGTCAACTATAACTTCCGAAGATTGCAAGCCACCTTGACCATAGTGACCATTGTAAGTTGAGTCAATATAGTCAGCGAACTCACCAATCAACACATCCTCACGAAACTTGTAATCGATCTCATCATCAAGTGGCTTCTTTAGCCAATAATTTATATACTCACTCATTTCTTTTTCTTACCCTTTTTTTTACCTTTGTATTTCATTTTTGAAACTTGATTAACATCAGCTGTAGCAGAAGCACCTAGTTGAGCAATATCTTTTAAAGAGCCACCGAATGTAAAACTACCAGTATGAGTCAACTCAATCCAAGGACACATCCAAGTATCGACACTTGCCTCTCGCATCCATTGACAGAACATATAATCTTCGGACAAGTATCGCTTACTCTTTGGATCAATCAGCGCTTGGAAATACATCATAATCTCACGTGTCCCATCGAAATGCTCAGTACGGACATGGTCAGGTATGTAGCTGTAGTCAGGATACTCTTTATCAAACTTAGAAAAAGCTGACCTCTGTATCATCATAAACCCAGTGCCACCCTCAAGAACCTTACATGGCTTGGATATGAATATATCCCCCTGATCACTTGCTGGGTTGAATACATAATCGCCCATATATTTTTCAAGATCAGCTGGGTTGTCATCACCGAGACCACTATTAGCAGCATGAAGAATCTTTTCCCAAGCAATAGTTTTCTTAGGATAAGGTCCACACATAATTTCTTTCTTATCCTCAGCATCTGGGTCCATCTGAGCCAAGAGCGCCAAAACGTCATGAGGATTAAACCCAATATCTGAATCAACAAACATCAAGTGGCTCATATCGCTACGAAGAAACGCATCTGCGCAATAATTTCTAGCACGAGTAATCAGCGATTCATTGAACAGATAGAAAAACTGTAGTGGGATTTCATACCTTGCGCAGAGAGTTGCTAAGTCTGTACAAGATTTCGTAAAGAACCCATTACAATTCCCGCCATACATTGGCGTAGCAAAGAAAATGCCACGCTTCTGTAGGTCTTTTATACTTACTTCTAAATCCATCTTAGTTTCCTGTTAGTTGATGTTTTATTAATTATAACGCCAAACAATGAAAAAGTCAACTTTTAAAAGCCAACTTCATTGTCAAAGCTCGGCTCCGCCACAGTATCATCAGCGGTAACAACTTCCTCGTCAATCTTAGTATACAGGTCACGGAAAGATGTTTTGGTATCTTCATCAAACCGATTGATACACATGTCGATAGCTTGCATTCGATCACCGAAGATCTTATGGGCTTTGGCAATATGAACCAGACGACGAGTCGAGATCAACTCATCAATACCACCGTCAAAGAAAGTTCTGCGGATAATGTCAGCCCAGTCGGTCAGCTTGTCAATAAACGGAGCATCGTCAAGACCCAAGTCAGCAAACACAGCTTTAAGGATACGTTTCTCAACAGCGGGAGTAGGATATTCCTGCTCAGCAGTAACAGGGAAACGCTCAAGGAATGCTTCGTTCAGAACATTAGTACCGATAAAGCGACCATCATCAGAACCTTTACCCTTGGTGTTAGCAGTAGCAATAACAGTAAACCCAGCAGCTGGCTTAATATACTCACCAGTCTTTTTGATAAAGTACCCTTTACCCTCAAGAATAGACTGTAGACACATTATCTTAGCAGGGTTGCCCAAGTCAATCTCGTCAAGAAGCAGAACCGTACCACGCTCCATTGCTTTGATAACTGGACCTTTGAAGAATCGAGTATCGCCATCGATCAAACGGAAACCACCGATCAGGTCATCTTCGTCAGTCTCGATAGTAAAGTTGATTCGGATAACTTCACGCTTCAACTGAGCACACGCTTGCTCAACCGAGAATGTCTTACCATTACCAGAAAGACCAGTAATGAAAGTTGGGTAGAACATACGAGACCCAATAACTTTCTTTAGAGTAGCGAAGTTTCCGAAAGGAACAAACAAAGGATCTTTAGCTGGAACCAAGTTCTCAGTAAACCCATCGGTCACAACATTGAGATCTTTCACCAACGCATTAGGCTGAAGAGCTGCAGCTGGTGCAGAAATTTCAGCAGGAGCTTCCGCAACAAGAGCAGGAGCAGATCCTGGCAAGTTGTAAAGACCATAGCCCACTTTAAGGTTTTTCTTAAAAAACGCATTAGGAGCATCGGGCATTCCGAGTTCCTTAGCAACTTCTTTAATCTGAGCAGGTCGAAGGGCAGCAGTGGCACCAAACTTCTCAATCAAAGCATCTTTCAAAGTATTAACATCAGACATAATAATCTCTCTCTTCTCAATTTATACCGCTATTATACTAGAATTAATCATTAAAGTAAAGCATTTTATCATTACTTTTAGTTATAGTCGTCATTCGTTTTGGTAATGACTAAGCGACCGTTTCAATCAGGTCGCTCAGCAATTTCCTAGAACCTTTCCTTGCGTTATTGGCTTTCTTAAACGCAGTTCGGATTTTAGCTTTTGACTCACCACCCTCAACTTCAATCGCACCATTAGAAGTCTCAAGGTTCTTGCCGCCAGCAATCGCATAGGCTTTATCGTAACCCAAACACGCAGGCAGGATTACAAACTTTTCTTTCTTCAACTCAGTATGAAGATCAACCGACTCATAGTAAGTAATCGATGAGGGCAGCTCACTCTGGAACTTTCTAAGCTGAGTAGGAACAATTCTGTAGCCGATAGTAGTTGAGCCAGTTCGCTCACGATACATCTTCAATAGAGTCGCAGTTTGTTGACCACGATAACCAACACATCTATAACGCTTTTTGGTCACAGGGTCATTTAGGTGCAGAACTCTCCAATCACCTTTACTATCAAACAGACTAGAGATGCTATTATAACCGCCAGTCTTAGATTTAGAATTAGCAGAGTGGCTGTCGCCATCAGTCAAGAAAATAGTGTTTACAATATCAACACGGTATTTCTTCTGAAAGGATTCATGAACCCTAATGGCAGCAATAATAGCATCATCCAAAGGAGTACCGCCAAGCTGTAGGCAACGAGGAGCGCTCCAACCACGACCCCAGTAACCGTAAGAAACTGACTCAGCAATAGCAAGCATCCACTCAGAAGCTCTTACAAAATCAATTTTCTTCATATCACTGTTAAAGAACTCGAGCAGTCTAAAACAATCGGTATATAAGGTAGTGTCATCAGCAACCCGATCAGCATCACGTTTATTAATATATGAAACAGAATCGCCACGGTCACTAAACGCAAACACACGGAAAGGGATGTTAACTTGACGACAGAAGTGAACAAGATTAAGCAACTGCTCAACTGTATTCTTCAGGTCGCCACACATAGAACCTGACCAGTCAACGTACATAATCATCCCGTGACTTTGACCATCCTGGGTAGTTGTAACCTTGCGGAAGATATCGTCACTAAACTTGTAAGAATTCATTTTTAGAGGATCAATAACACCAGTCTTAGATACCGACTGACGAGAGTAAGCCGAAGCCGACTTCTTCATCTCAAACTCTTTGATCATATAGTTGATTGACTTCTTGTTATTCACCAAGAACTTTTTGTACATTCTTTTGCCTTTCTCGCGACCTCGACGATTCTCAGCAGCTTGATACTTTTCTTCCTCAAGCG